GAGCCTGGCCCGCTTCGACGCTGAGAAAGACGGTTCGGTCACACCCGCCCGCGAGGTCGTGATCCGAGTCATCCCGGCGGCTAGTTCCGAGGGAACGTGAACGCGGCCGAAAGGCTGGAGGTCACGGTCCAGCTCAACAAGCCGCAGCGCGAGCAGTTCGCGAACCTCGCGGACCACCACACGCTGTTCCTCGGCTGGGGACGCGGCGTCGGGAAATCCAAGTTCATCCGCCTGCTCTGGTGGATGCTCATCGCGCAGCACGAATATAAGCTGCGCCGCAACGCGCTCTCCCCGTTCCGCGGCATTCGGGTCACGGTCCTGATGCCGACCTTGAAGCAATTCAAGGACGTTCACTGGTCCGGCATTCTCGACGAGCTCACTGGCGAATGGGCCTGGCTCGGCGCGAAGCTCGATCGGACGACGGGGCAGATCACTTTCCCGGGCGGGTCGACGGTCAAGCCGTTCCCCGCTTCGGAGTACAACGCCCGCACGGCGCTCGGTCTACGGACCGACGTGCTCGTCATCGACGAGTGTGACGACGTTCCGGCGATCGTCTACGACGCCGTCGCGTTGCCCTGGCTCTCGGAGCCTTGGTCGCTCGGCATCCAGATTGTAGCGGGCACGCCGAACAAGGGCCGGCACGGGCTCTGGTGGCGTACGTACCAACAGGGGTTACTCGGCGCTCGGCTTCGGGCCGGCGAGGAGCTTCCCCCGGAAGAGGGCGAATCGCCGCTTGAGCACGCCGCGCGAGCCGACGCCTTCAAAACTATCTTCGCGTCCCACGCGACCTACCGAGACGCTCCCGAGACGGTGAGCCCGAGGGCGGTGGCCAAGGCGCGAGCCGTTACGCCGGCCGCCACGTTCAAGCGTGAGTGGGAGGCGGACCCGGACGCAGGCGAGGGCCTCGTCTACGCCTTCGACGCCGAGTTCCACGTTCGCGAGGCGCCTCCGCTCTCGAGCTTCGCGGAGTTCGTCGTCGGCATGGACCACGGCACGGTCGACGCGGGCGTTCTGCTGCTCGGCGGCATCCAGGGACACGGCGCGGACGCGCGGCTCTGGATCCTCGAGGAGCACTACGAGAGCGGGATCCCCAATCACATCTGGGACGACCGCGCGAAAGCCTGGCGCTTCGCCAAGTTCTGGCCGGACACGAGCCGCGCCGATCGAATTCAAGACCTCCGCTCGTTCGGCCTCAACGTGGGCGAGACGGACCGAGGCCCCGGTAGCATCCTCGCCGGTATCGCTCGGGTGGCGGATCTACTTTTCGTTCGCGAGATCGAGCGAATGGGCCCCGCGTTCCAGCCGATCGTCGAGCGGTCAGCGCGCCTGTACGTGGCGCCCGATTGCAAGAATACGATCCGCGAGTTCGGGCTCTACCGCCGGAAGCGGCTCCCTGACGGGACCTTCGACGAGGACCCCGAAGATCGCAACAACCACGCCATGGACGCGCTTCGCTACATGGCCCTCGGCCGATTCGGCCGCATGCCGAACCAACGGCATGAAAGCCCGCGCTGATGGCCCAGCCCGAAGGCTACGAGCAGGCGGCGCTCGCGTACTCCGCGAACGTCTCGCCGCGATTCGTCCGGCTCGAGGCCCTCGAGAAGTGGGCGCTCGGCCGGCAATACGACTCCCTCCCCGACTGGTGGACGGGCGGCAAGGGCGAGGTCCCGCTCTTCGAGCGCCGGCCTTGCATCGTCTACCCCGTCGTCCGCGTCGCGAGTTCGAGCAACGTCGACCTCATCCTCGGCGAGGGCCGCTTCCCGACGCTGACGAGCAAGCCAGGCGAGGACGAGAAGGACCTCGAGGGCGGGCTCGGCGAGACGGAGAGCGAGGCGATCGATCGCCTGATCGTCGAGCATCACAAGCTATCGCGCTTCCGGGCTCATTCCCGCGAGGCGCTTGGGGCCGCTCAGGAATGCGGGACAGCGATCGGTCTGCACGGTCACCGGAACGGCATCCCCTTTGCGAACCTGATCCCCGCGAAGTGGGGGAACCCGAAGCTCGCGGCGGACGGATCCGCCGAGGAGCTCGAGATCCGCTACCCGTACTTCGACGAGCGGAAGATCGAAGGCAAGTGGACGATCCGCGCGATGATCTATCGCCGGCTGGTCACGGCCTCGAGAGACATCACCTACAAGCCGGCGGAGGCCCGTGAAGACGGGACCGAGCCGGACTGGGTCGAAGACCCGGCCCTGACGGTCGACCACCTGCTCGGGTTCTGCCCGGTCGTCTGGTACCCGTTCATGCGGGGCTGCGCGCCCGTCAACCAGATCGACGGGTACGCGCTACACGAGCACTTCCGGGACGAGATCCACGGGCTCGACTTGGCGCTGAGCGTTCACCACCGGTCGATGCTCAACTCGGAGCCGCAGCCGGTAGAGATCGGCGTGACGCCGGGGCACAACCCGACGGGCGAGCAAGGCCGGACGGCGGTCGTTCCCTCGACAGAGCGCGGCGGCGTTCCCGGCACTCCCGGGGCCGGCGGCATGACCGGAGGGTACGTCGAAGGGGCCTCGACGGGAGCGCGCAAGCGCGGCCCGGGCTTCATGTGGACGTACCCGGACCCGGCGACGAAGGTCGAGTACCTCACGTTCCCCTCGGGGCTGCTCAAGGAGCAGGAGGAGTACTGCGACGGGCTTCTCGCGAAGCTCGAGCAGGCGCTCGCCGTCGTCCTCCCGAAGCCCTCTCAATTCAAGTTCGCCGGAGCCGTCAGCGGCAAGGCGCTTCAAGAGACGAAGTCGCGGCAGTACGACCGCTGCGACCAATACCGGGACGACTTTCAGCAGGGGTTCCTCCTGCCGAGCGTCAACATGCAACTCCGGATTGCGGAGCGCGTGGGCGCGAACCTCAAGGTCCCCGGCCTCGCGGAAGCGCTCCCGGTTCTGAAGAAGATCGGCGAAGAGAAGGGAGCGAGCCCCGATGCCGTGGCAAGCCCCTAGTCTCTCCGTCCGCTGGGGCGCGTACTCCAAGCCGGACCCAGCCGAGCAGCTCCAGACGGTGCAAGCCGTCCAGGCCGGCATGGGGACGCCGACGAAGCTCCTCACGATCCGCGGCGCGCTCGAGAAGCTCCGCGACTCTGGCTACCTCGCCGTCGACAACCTCGAGGCCGTGATCGACGAGCTCAAGAAAGAGCAAGCCGAGGCGGACGCAAAGGCCGAAGCGGATGCAGATCGCCAAGTCAGCGACTCCATTGCCATTGCCGATGCAACGGCGAAGGCAAAAGCTGGAGCGGCTGGCGGCGGCCCTCCTCCGAAGGGTTTCCCCAAGTAGGATCGTCCTCGCTGGCGGTCCTCGAGCGGGGAAGACGACCTTCGCCTTCAAGCTCTCCGAGGGCTACCGGGTACCCGTTCACGGGACGGACGAGCTCCGCTCCCTCGCCTGGTCCGACTCCTCGCTCGTAGCCTCGGCCTGGCTCGATCGCCCAGGCCCCTGGATCTGCGAGGGCGTGGTCATGCCGCGCGCTCTGCGGAAGTGGCTCGCCGAGAACGAAGAGGGCGCCCCGGCGGACTTCCTCGTCTGGCTCAACGCCCCAGTCTCCGAGCGCGTTCGCGGTCAGGAGGCGATGGCGAAGGGCTGCGAGACCGTCTTCGACGAGATCCACCTCGAGCTCGCCGCCCGCGGCGTTCGAATCCTGATGCCATGAGCGGACAATCCTTCGAGTTCACGCCGACCGGTATCCAGCCCCTCGCCGAGCCGGTCTCGGCGCAAGGCACGATCAACGCGGCCGACGCGGTGAACGCGATCCGCGCGCAGGGCGCCAAGCAAGAAGCCGCCCGGTCCGCGCCGGCCCCCTCGAGCGCCGGAATCAAGAAGGGCGCCCCGCTCAACCGCCGATCCTTCGTCGCCGAACTCCGCGCTCGTCTCTCCGAGGTCCGCCGCGAGCTCAAGGCCAAGCGCCGGCTCGAGAGCGAAGAGCACGAACTCGTCCGCCTGATCGCCGCCGCGAAGCAACCCCCGGCGCGCGTTACCCCCATCACCTCCGCCCGCAAGTCGGGCTGAACCCAAGGAAACCAGCACCATGGCCGTTGTCGCCGCAACCATTCAGTCCCTCGAGAACGTCGAAGGGCCCCACTCCTCGATCGTTCACGCCACCACGGGCGCCCGCCTGACCTACCGGCTCGGCCTGCTCCTCGGCACCATGACGGCCGGCGACACCGGCGCGGTCGTGACCTGCGACGACAAGATCGAAGCGATCACGAAGAACGGCAAGGCGGTAACCATCCGCCAGGCTTGCGGCGCCGGTCCGGGCCTGACCCCGGGCGGGACCGCGGCCTACTTCATCATCCCGACGATCTCGACCACGACCCTCGAGTTCAGCGTCGGCGGTCCGACCGCGGCGGCAGCGGCAGCGGCCGGCTCGATCGTCCACTGCTACATCACGGTCGACGAGGTCTGATGCTCCACTCGGGCGCAGCGGAGGAGCCGGCGAACGGCTTCGTCGGCATCGAGTTTGCGGAGCAGAAGCGCCGCGAGCAGACGGTGGCGACGTTCCGGTCTCGTCACGACGAGGCATACGCTCGCATGGTCTCCGCGGCGCTCGGCATGAAGGACGCGCACCAGGAATTCGAAGCGGCTCGAGCGGCGGCGGCAAGCCTCCCGCACGGCCTCCCGATGAGCGACCTTCTCGACGCCGTCGAGGCGGACGCTCGCGCGGAGCTGGTCCGCCGCGCCGAGAGCGCGAAGGCAAAGGCCGAGGCGGAGCTCTCGCCGACCGTTGCGCAGACCGCGCAGATGGGCGACGCGGCGAACGCTCAGCCTGAGGCGCCCGCCGAGAATCCGGCGAAGAAGTCCTCGCGGAAGGCCGCCTAGGCTTGGCGAAGCGCCCGCGTTTAGTCCTCACAATGATTGTGAAGGACGAAGCGAAGGTGCTCCGTCGCTGCCTCGAGTCGGTCAAGCCGTACATCGACGCCTGGTCCATCTCGGACACGGGCTCGACGGACGGGACGCAATCGCTCATTCGAGAGATCCTCGGGGACATCCCCGGCGAGCTCATCGAGCGCCCCTGGCAGAACTTCGCGACGAACCGCAACGAGGCGATCGACAACGGCCTCAAGTTCGAGCCGGACTACTTCCTGACGCTCGACGCGGACGAGAAGCTCGAGACTCAGCCGGGATTCTCGCTCGAGGGCCTGACCGCCGACTGCTATCAGTTCAACTTCCAGATGGCGGGGACGGCCGGCAAGTGGCCGCGCAACGTCCTCTTCCGTCCCGATCTCCGCTACCGCTACGTCGTCGACGAGACGCTCGACCTCGCGGGCCGGACGCTTGAGATCCTCCCCGCCTGCCTCGTCATCTCGCACACGGACGGCGCGCGGAACGCCGACGGCCTCGTCGCGAAGTACGAGCGCGATTGCGTCGCGCTTCGGGCGGCCCTTGAGGTCGAGCCGGACGAGCCGCGTTACTGGTTCTATCTCGCCCAGCGCCTGATGGGCGCCGGGCACTACGCCGAGGCGATCGAAGCCTACAAGCGGCGGATTGATCTCCCCGGCGGGCTCGCTCCCGAGCGCGGCTACTCGAAGCTGATGATCGGGCAGTGCCTCGAGCAGCTCGATACGCCGTTCCAGGATCTCCAGACCGCGTACCTCGACGCCTGGCAGACGAACCCGAACCGGGCCGAGCCGATCTACGCGCTCGCCTGCCTCCACTCAATCCGCGGCGAGCACTCCCTCGCGGAACTCTACGCCCGGGCCGCCCAGCGCATCCCGAGGCCGACCGATCCGCTCCCCGTCGACGAGAGCGTCTACGCC